CGCCTGCATATAAGGGTCCATGTCAAGGAAAACATTCGGCGGCCACTTGAACTTGTGGAGACAGTAATAGACGTAATTCGCCTCCGGGTCGTCTCCGAGTATTAGTTTTTTGCTTCTTCCACCATTTCGTCGCCGGACTGGAAGCCGTTGACCTGCAGGACCTTAGTGGAGTAGTCCTCGAACTCGGCGGGAGTCAGCATAGTGGTGATAAGCTGCTCCGCGCCCATAACGCCATAGCTCTGCTGCAGCTCGGCGTCGTTCAGATTCGGGAACACCGTGCAGCGGACTGCTACCTTCGCGAGGTATGCGTTCGCGTCGAAGTCCTGCGTAAACTGACCCTTGCGGCCGGGTACCGGAACGGTACGCATGCAGGCCTTTCTCAGACCCGCGTTCTCCGCCGCGGTAATGCAGCAGATTTCCCACGGCATAGCCTCGCCGGTATCGGGGTCGACGAAGCGGTCGGAAGCGATAAAGGTAACGTTGTCGATTTTCTTCGCGTTCTGAGCAAGGAACGCAGTCAGATTCTTAGCCATAATAAAATACCTCCTGTTTTATATCGGTTTACTGCATGCCGTTCAGCAAGCTAAAGGTCTCGGGCATTTCCCAGTCGTCGAAGGTGCCCTCGAGTTCCTCGTCGAGAGTCTCGGCGTCGGCGTCAAACTTCGCCAGAATACCGCCCTTAGTGAGGCAGTTCTTCAAGATGATAGTCTGGCGGCCGACAGAAGCGGTCGGGTCTTCGTTCGCGACCTGAATATCGAACGTAGGCATAAAGCCGGTACGCTTATACTCGAGGAGCATTTTGCGGAAAACGGACTGGTTGTAGTGGGCGGTGCCGCTCCACGTGCCGGACCAGCCGGTCGGCTTGTTGCCCTTGCCGGACTTGCCGAGGATAGGCACCTCAGCTACGGAGATGTCCATTTTGGACTCGAAGGAATAGAGCTGCATGAAGCAGTATCTGTTGCCGTCGGCCAACGTGATATACGCGGAAGCCTGAGAGCCCGCAATCGCGTCAAGCGCGTTCATAATAGGCTGAGCCATAATTCAAACCTCCTTACATGATGATAACGCTCATATAGAGCTGAGCCATAGCGTTCACGACGTTCAGGTCCTTCACAGTGCAAAGGACAGCCTTCTTCGTGTCGCCCTGCTCCACGGTTACGCTGTCGGGGTCGAAGTCCTCAATAGCGCGAATAGACTCGAGGTCCTGATGGAGCTTGCAAATATCGTTCCAGAGAGCGATTCTGCCCGCCGCATCGTTCGGCACGGTGCCGAGGTAGCGCGTGTTGAAGAGGACCGCCGTATCGTTCGCAATCTGGTCGCAGACGCGGATAGTCTGATTCGACTTGAAGACGTCGCCCTTCGTGTCGGAGACAGTAATCAGGGAATCGATGTCCTCGAGAATGCGAACGTCGCCGTTGACATTGTGGAACATCAAGCGACCGGCCTTGATTGCCGCCTCGAGCTCGGCCTGCGTTCTGTCTACGTCGACGGTGAGCTCGCCGTCATACTTCTTGTTCGTGTTGGACTTGTTCACAGCGCAGCCCGCAGACGCGCCGGTCATCCAGTACACGAGGCCATACTGACCGAGGCCGGAAATGCCGGAATCGTAGTCCGTCACCTTGCTGCCGATTTCGATAACGCCCTCGTAGTCTGCGAGCTTCTCGTTGGAATCGAGGTTGAAGATGACGGTCTGGAACTTCGCGCCGACCTCGTCGCGGAGGCGCTTTGTGTAGTTGATATACAGCTTGATAGTGGTCGAGTCGTCAGACGGGCAGCCGAGAGTATTGAAGCTATAGCTTTCAAACTTATCGAGCGCTGCCTGATGAGCCGCTGCGTTTGCCGTGCCGTTCGTACCACCGGTGAGCGGGGTCTTCGCAGTCGCCGCGAGAGACGCGGTAGTCTTCCACGTTACGAAGTCGTTATCCTTGAGCGCAGTAGCTGCGGCCACAGTCTGCGTATCGAGGAGAGTCGTATCGTAGTAGAGGCTGACGTCAAAGAGGTCCGCGTTATCGGCGTTCGCTGCGATAACCACATAGAGCTTGTTGCCGGCAATGCCGGAATACTTCGCCGTGCAGTAAGTGCAGGCAGCCTTAGCACCTCCGCCGTTCAGGCGATAGGCGTAGAGGGTCTGCGTATACTGGAAGAGCTCGCGCAGAGGCAGCAAAGCGTCGTCGGTGTACGCATGACCGAAAATCTTGAGGCTGTTCTTCTGGAAGTCGCCGCTTGTCACGGTAAAGACCGTACTGTCGGGACCCCAGTCCAGCATAAGAGGCATAGCCGCGTAACCTCTGTCGGAGAGAGTAGCGGACGCCTTAGCCACGCTGGAAAAGTTGATATACGTGCCGGGGAGTACCTTATTCTGTACTGCCCAGATTCCACCGCCAAGGGCCATATTATTTCACCTTGCCTTTCATAAAGTTTTCGATAGCGGTATCGACCTCTTCGAGGGTATACCACTTACCGTCTTCCAAAAGTGCGCCCAGAAGGTCGCGGCGCTTAGCGTAGCGCTGAGACCTCAAAAGCTGCTCTTTGGAGTGAGTAGGAGCGGCGGGCTTTGCCGCCGCAGTAGCTTTCGCCATATCAGTTTCCTCCTTGTTCAATTTTCAGAGTTCCCATCTTGACCTCCTCAGCCGTCTTATACGTGAAGTGGTTATAGGAAACGAGGAAGTGAAGCACTCCGTCCGTCACCTGAAAACTCATATCCGTACCGTGCAGCTTATCGCCGCCGGGCAGGTCAATCACTTCAAGCACCTCGGTGAGGGTATCTGCTACGCCGTAGCAGTCCTCACGCCCGGCCTTCGGAAAGTAGAGAACATCGAAACGAGGAAGACGCTTCTTGCGCTGGGCCGGGTAGTCCGCGACCTCGGCGTTAACCAAAAGCACAATAAAAGCAGGTTGCCGAAGCCCCTGCTTTACTGCGTTTGATTCGATATGACTGCCGGGAAAAGCGGACCGCAGGGCCAGCGTGATTCCGTCTAAGATAATGTTTGTACTAATTTCCGCCATTGCAGACCTCCTTCAGCTTTCGGAGCACCATCTTCTCAAGCACAGACGGGGCGATTCGCTTCAACTTTTCCTCGGAGATAGTCAGCATGTACCGGCCCTCGACCCAACCGCCACTTACGGTACGGTGACCGAACTCGACATACGAGGCGTACTCGACCGGATTTATGATTTCAACCATATACGTGTTCCCGGACTTTGTGACGGTCAGGGACTGCGCATACTCGCGCCCGGCTTTGCCGTTCTTAGCGCCCCAGCCTCGGCGGAGAGTACCGCCTTTCTTACCCGAGCCTTTCGGGTATTTGCCGACCGGGGTAGCCGGAATAACGAGAGCCAGAAGTCTTGCGGCAAGCTCTTTGCTGCAAGCCACGCAGAGGTTGTCTATCTCAGAGTCGCTCAGCTTTTCAAAGCCTTTCGTGAACTCCCTGAACTGAGAGAAGTCGCAGCGTCCCCAGCGGGACATTAGGCGTACTCCTTGAATGGGACGAGCGGTATCTCCTGATGACAGCTATAGACCGCAGGCTCGCCGGACCTCGCATAGGCGGTAGTCCGGCCTTCCTGCGTTACGACTATCTTAGAGCCCGCCGGGATTTCCGCAGTCTTCGAGATAAAGAGCTTGACCGACTGCTGAATCAGCGGCGCGCTGTCCTGCTCGGTCGTGCTTGATATACTTGAGAATGACAAACGACAGGGCTCCCCGTGGAGCTTCTGGACCTCCGTGGGCTCGTCCCGGCCGTTTGCCTTATTTACCGCTGTCTCGAGGACATAAACGTCACAGAGGCCGTCCCAGAGCCTCCGTAGAGCATCCTGATAGCTTTTCACCATACCAACCTCCTAAACGCTGCGATAAGCTCCGCGTCGGGGTTTACCATCTTCACGAGCATTGCGTCAAACTGGTCCTCGAAAGACCCGGTATCTGCAATCGCAAAGGTGACGGAGGTATCGCCCTCAGAAATGCTCTTAGCCGGCGCGTCGAAGTCGTAGACCCCAGAGAGAGCGCCGGAAGCCTTCTTGTCTGTGAGGAACATGCCCGCAGCCATATCCGCCCAGACATAGAAAAGACCCTCCGGCACTTCGAGCTGATTCGTTCGCGCCTTTAGGGTCGTCTCGGCTTTCTTAATGTTGTAATCAAGCACCGCGCTGTCGGTCTCGGTCACGGTATAGCCGAGAGCCGACAGTCGGGCGGTTACTGCCGCGAGTATCTCCATGCTGTTCCTCCTTAGGCGATTTCGTACCAGCCCTTAGTCTTCGGATTGTCGCCTTCGCCGGGAGTAACCGCAACATAGCCGTTGCCGACCTTCGCATAGTAGGTCTTAGAGGCAGAAGCAGTCGTGTCAGTGGAGACTGTCGCGGTGCCCTTGAAAATCTTGACGTCCTTCGTCTCGTCGGTGAGGGCAGCCAGATAGTACTTACGGGAGTAAATGCTGTTCTCACGGGTGTTCGGGTCGCGCTCCTGCTCAACCTCAGTACCCTTCTTATTGAAGAGGGTAACCGCTTCCTTCGTCGCCATGTAGACGGAGCCGCTGACGGCGTCCTTCTTCGTATAGATGTTCACGCCGGCGACGGTGCCGATATAGCCGTTCTTCGCAAAAGCCTCAACATACTGCAGAGTGTCCTTGAGTTCCTTACGGAGCTCAGCCACATCCGCAGGAGAGACAAAGGCGAAGATAGTCACGCCCTCAAGGTCCTCGAGAGCGAGAACGGACTGAGCGTCGGCAAAAGCGTCGAAGTTCAGCTTAGTCACAACGACAACCTGAGTCGCCTTTGCGAACTCGCCGTAAATATCGGCGTTGACAGTGTTGAACATGTCGGTACCCATGTGCTTAGTGCCGACAGGGACGAGCTGCGGGTCGGTCATAGCCTGCTCATCGTAGTACTTGAATCTGTTCTGAGCAAGCTGAATGCGGTACTCGCGAGGAGTGAAGCCGACCTCAATGCTCTTAGAGTTGCCCGCACCCATAGCCAGCTTCTCAGTGCCGTCAGTAGCCTTGTAGACGTTAATCTTACGAAGCATGCCGGCCGTGCCCTCAAGGGCGTTGTCCACAGTGCAGAAGGTCTGCAAGTCGAGATGGGACTTGTACTGGTCCTCAATCTCGTTGGACAGATAAAAATTGTCGTAAACGGTATTAGCCATTATTTCGTTCCTCCATCATAAAGTTTTTTGTACTCTTCAGGGTGTTTCTGAGAGAAGTTAAATCTCTCAGTGGGAGAGAGCTTTCTGAAGTTTTCCAGCGTCAACTTGCCGTCAGGCGCCGAGTCTCCGCTCTCACCGGGCTTAAAGCCCTCAAAATTGTTCTGCTCTTTGGTCTCGAACATAAAACCGCTGTCGGGCGCGGCAGCCAGCTTCTTAATCTGGTCAGCCAGACCCTTGACGGCACCGTCCGCGTCGAGCTCAGCCTTATCAAGGTCGAGCAGCGCCTTCACGGCCTTTACGTTCTTCGCTTTGGCAGCAGACAGAGCCAGCTCAACGGCGGTATCGATTTTGAGGCGCTTGATTTCCGCCTCATGGGCCTTCGTCGCTGCGGTGTTCTCAGTCTGGAGAGTAGCGATTTGTGTCTTGAGCGCCTCGACGTCGCCGGTAGAGGCCTTGAGGGTCTCAAGTTGCTTGTCGCGCTCCTTGACGGTATCGGCGAGAGCTTTCTTCTCGGTGTTCAGAGTGTTGAAGTCTGCGCGCGCCACGAAGTTCTTGCCGATTTCCTCAGAGACCTTTTTATCAATCTCTTCGGAGTACGCTTCTCCCAAAATAGTTTTCAGCCAGTCCAACATTTTGTCCTCCTGTCTCCCGCTGTCCTTTTTATCCGGCCAGTCCCGGTATTGCGGGTACGCTATTTGTTGTCCGCCGCGTAAGGCGGTAATTTTTGTATGAAAAAAGCGCCTCCTGCTAAAAAGCAGGGACGCTCTAATCAACTATTGCTTCTGTGGGGCTCCACGGTCTCCCGTATCGTGTTTTAACTGAGGGGGCCTTAGATTTACCCTCTGAAAAATTAGGCTCATTTATGGGCTTTCTGGATTGCTTTAATCTCAGACTCGTAGACCTCAATAAGCTCGTCGCCGTTCTGAATCAGAATAGAATCCTCTTGACGTTCATCTTCGCCGGCGTCTTCCGCGTCCAAGCAGTCAATCCACTTACCGCGCACGGTCTTACCGGTCGTGCAAGTAACGACCACGCTCTGGTCGAGTAGTGAGATATACTTCTCAATCATTTTGCTGCTCCTTTCTGCGGTCTTGCCGGGACGATGTGCCAGCCCTTACGCTTAGAATAATGAATAATACCGGTATTTGTGGGAACTTCCTTACCAGTATACTTACTTCTGTAAATGCCGATAGCCTCGGTATGAGTGAATCGCTCTTTGTGATTCCAGTCTCCGGCGTTTGTCTTAAGGAACTGGCCTTTACCAGAGTACTGGTCATAGAGCATTTGCGGGTCAACCGTAAGCTCGCCTCGAGTGGGGTCGAAGTTTTGCCCGCCCCGAATATGCTTAGACTGGTTGCCTGAGTGCATTGAGGTCGAATAGCCTTTAAGCTCCTCTAAAACGGCGTTCTTAAATATATTATACCGTGTTTTTTCTGGTTGTACAACGTATTTTTCTTTCCAGTCTGTAAACTTCATACCCCGGGGAACAGCATAGCCTTTACCTTCACCGTCTCTCGCGAAGCGGTCTCCGAGACCCTGCATATCCTCGTAGTAGGGGGCGGTCGTGCCACGGCACCACGGATGAAAAGGCGGCGCGGTAACGCCGACTTGATACTCACTCATAGGATAGACCTTGCCGTCGAGCTGCGCGCAGAGGCTGCAAGTCTCATTGTCAAGGGTTTCCACGATAACGTACTTCTCGACGCCGAGGTCTTTGAAGCAGTCCTTGCGGGCCTCGTTCGCGAAGGCGGCACTCTCGGTCATAACCAAACGCCCGGCCTGCGACTTAGAGACCTGAAAACGGTCGGAGATAGCCTTGATGACTTTATCCGGAGCCGCGCCT